CTCCAGAATCCAGCATAGGTGTTTCAGGTTTCCCTAATGGTGGCTACCGATTCCCTGAAAGAAGTCCAAGGGAAGGCCGAGGCAATAAGGGCTATTGGATTTATCCAACCTTAAAGGCATTACAACCAGAAATCACTCGCCGCTGGAAAGCAGCAGTTGGCAAGGTTTACGGCGAATGGAGTCGGACAAATGGCTGATGTAAGGACAATGAAACTTAATCTGCTTGCAGATGTAGCAGATTTTGGGCGAGGGCTTGACAAGGCTGACAAGGATGTTAAAGGTTTCTCTGGCAACCTCAAGAAATACGGCAAGATCGCAGCTGGCGCATTCTTAGCTGCTGGCGCAGCTGCTGCCGCTTACGCGGTCAAGATTGGCATAGATGGAGTTAAGGCCGCCATCGAGGATGAGCAGTCCCAAAAACTTTTGGCTCAAGCGTTAAAGAATACAACTAACGCAACTGATGAGCAGATTGCATCCACCGAGGATTACATCACTAAGCAACAGTTGGCCTTTGGCGTTACTGATACCAAGCTGCGCCCGGCACTGGCTAACCTAGCCCGAGCCACTGGCGATGTTGGCAAGGCTCAACAACTTACTAATCTAGCAATGGACATCGCCGCAGCTACTGGCAAGGATTTAGAAACCGTATCCCTAACCCTTGGCAAGGCTTATGACGGAAACTTTGGCGCACTTACAAAGTTAGGCATCCCATTAGATGATGCGATCAAGAAATCTGGCGACTTTAACCTAGTCCAGGGTGAATTGGTCAGACTATTTGGCGGCGCTGCTAAAGCCAATACCGAAACTTACGCTGGCCAGTTAGCAATCGTCACCGAACGTGTGGGCGAACTCAAGGAATCTATTGGTGTGGCATTACTGCCAACTATGAAAACATTGCTAGAGGAAGTTAACAAAGTTGCCAAGGGATTTAGTGGCGAAGATCCACAGGGACTAAGCAACCGAGCCAGAGAACTAGCTGGAAACTTTGAGGGTGACGGCGCTTACAGTCTTGGCGGATCACTGCGAGCCGTAGCAGCCTCATTTACAGAATTGTTTACCGCTATAAACGGTGATGGCCCACAGGCTACGGGAACTTTGACAAAGATAGCCAACGCAATGGAAACATTTGCCAACGCTATTGAAAGTGTGACAAAGGCCTACCAGGGTTACATGAAGTTTTATGACAAAGTGCCTGACGCATTAAAAGACTTTATGAACCCGTTTACTCGCTTAGGTCAGGCAGTGAGATTTATCGGTGGCAACGCAGCTGGTGGATCAGTGGGCGCTAACGAGATTACACGGGTCGGGGAATTTGGGCCAGAGTTGTTCATTCCAAATGGTAAGTCAGGCTCAATTCGCCCGGACACTGGCGGCGGCGGTGTAACCATAATCATGAACGGTGTCATAGACGGTGAGTCTGCTCGCCGTAGCATTGAGCGCCTACTACAAGACTCCTCAAGGCGCACTGGGGCGGTCAATCTAGTCGGGGCTACATTGTGACCACATACGATCCCTATCCCACAGTGACCTTTGCAGGGGCTACAACATACGCGGATAACACGATCGCATCTATCTCGATCCGATCTGGCCGTGACGATGTAACCACGCAACCACAACCAGGCTACGCATCCATAAGCCTTTGGACTGATGCCAGTGAACCTTTAAACGTGGCCTTGAGTCAGTCTGTGTCAATCTCGATAGACAAGGGAACGGCTGGCACACAGGAAATCTTTGCTGGCATAATCTCGGACATCGACATTAGCCTGGATGCTTACGGGTCAGAGGGTTCAATCGCTCGCTACGCCATCACAGCCGTTGGCCCACTTTCGCAGCTGAACCGTCACTTGGTCGGCGGCAGCAACTACGCCAAAGAGTTTGACGGCACTCGAATCTTGAACATTTTAACTGAAGCCTTTTTGCAATCTTGGTCAGATGTCGGCGCAACGATCAAATGGTCAGATTTGCCTAACGGGGTTACTTGGGCAAGTTACGATGCAACGAATCAAGCCTTGGTCGATAACTTGGTGGCCAATGTGGATGTGCCTGGGCAATACGAATTGCAGGCCTACAACGATGGCGAGGCCGATGCTTACACACTGACTACCAATGCAGCCAACTCTGGGCGCGGTGTGCTTTGGGAGGGTGGCGATGGTGATTTGCACTATGACGATTACCAAGCCCGAGCCAGCGCAACTCCACTAGAACTCACAGCTGACGACATTCTTGCCCGAGGCTTACGCACCGCCGCACAATGGGGCGAAATTGTAAACGATGCCAACGTGACATACCGGGCAGGTACGGCCAATGCCAGAGATGAGCAGTCAGTCATTCTCTATGGCCAGTTGTCAGGATCTCGCACAACTCAACTGCACAACTTAACCGATGCGCAGAATCAGGCCGCCGACTTTATAGAGTCCAGGGCTTACCCGAGAATGTATCCAGAGCAGATCACAATCCCATTGCACTCGCCAACGGTTAGCGATGCCAAGCGCGACTCACTGGCTGCCGTTTACAACGGGCTACGAATTACAACCGAGGCATTGCCAGCAGTCTTTGGCACAACTTTTGATGGCTTTGTCGAGGGCTGGACTTGGAATCTAACTCGATACACCGCCGACTTGACGCTAACTTGCTCGGCATACTCCGAAACTTACTCATCCGTAATCTGGTATCAAATACCACCAACAACAACTTGGGCAGGGTATACTCCAAGTACGACAGAATGGCAGGATCTATAAATGGCAACTACTACTCCAAACTACGGTTGGGATGTGCCAACCTCTACTGACTACGTTAAAGATGGCGCGACTGCTATCGAAACTCTTGGCGATGACATTGACGCTACTTTATGGACTGCTCTTGGCGGTGCTTACCCAGGACTACGTTTAGTCAAGAAGCAAACAATCGGAACAGCCGTTTCAACTGTTTCTGTAACCAACGCATTCAGCGCAACATACGACAATTACAAAATTATAGTTTCAGGTGGATCAGCATCAGCCGGCGCAGAATTACGATTGACCATGACTGGCTCAACCGCCAATTATGCTTACCAATTAAATTACGCTACATATGGTGCGACAACCGCGCTGTCAATTGGGTCAGGTAGTAATAGTTATTTTGATTACGTTGGATACGCCTCATCAACAATATCGGCCAATTTTGATTTAATTGGGCCCAACAAAGCGCAACACACACAGCTATGTAATGCATCATACAGTTCAGGCGGTGCTACTGGAACTACAAACGGATATCATTTCGTTGCAACCGCATACACAGGATTTACTTTGACAACATCCGCCAACACTTTAACTGGCGGAACAATTTACGTTTACGGATATGGGGCAAGTTAATGACAAAGCCATTGATTCAGATTGATGATGAAGTACGCGAAATGACTGACGAGGAATACGCGGAATATCAAATAATTACTGCAAATCCATCACCGCCGTTAGGCGAATAAAACTTAACCACAGGGCCATGACACGAAAGGGCAACTCATGGCCTTACCAATTAAGAACGGCAAGATTACAACCGCCTACAAAAAGGCTGGCAAGATGTGGTCAAAGGGCTACCACACAGGCGTTGACTTTGCAGTGCCCACCGGTACGCCAGTCCTCGCAGTAGCTGACGGCAAGATTGAAAACGCCAACTGGGGCAAGGCTTACGGCAATCAGGTTGTGCAAAAGGTCGAGGGTGGCTGGGTAATCTACGCACACTTAAACAAAGTACGGATCAAGCCAGGCGCAGTAGTTAAGGCTGGCGAACTTGTTGGCGAGTCTGGATCGACTGGAAACTCGTCAGGGCCACACTTACATTTTGAAATGCGCGACAACATTCGCTGGTCAAAGGGTACAGACCTAGATCCGAAAGACATCTTGGCATCATGAATAAGACCAAAAACATTTTGCTACGCATGGTGGCAGTCTTTGCAGCTAGTAGCCTGTCAGTCGTTGGCGCATCAGCCGTAGCAGGTGTAGAGCCAGCCAAGGCGATCATCATTGCTGGCATTGGTGGTGTGGCCGTAGTAATCGAGGGACTAGCCCGGGCATTCCTAAAGGATGGCTCGCTTGACGATGCAGAAATTAACGACATCTTTACAAACGCCGACAAGGATCTTGACAAGTAATGGCAACACTTTGGAAAGTTGAAAGCGGAAAGTCTAAGCAGACAATCGCGCCAAAGACTTGGACTTGGGTTGAGTACCCAAAGGGAATTGCCTACAAGGTCGACAAGGCTGGCCAGTGGGAATGGATCACTATCTTGCGCGTTGAGTTTAGCAAGGGTGGCTCGGTACTGCGTGGCCGCTTTGGGCGTTACCCTGGCACTGACAAGTTAGATGAAACTGGTCACGATGATAAGAACATCGGTGGCTGGGATGGCAAGGTTTATCACTTGCACTGGTCACACACCATCGACTGCGATCCAACAATGCCGGTGGGCTTTTGGATCTGGCATGATTCAGCTGCGCCGATAGTCCTAGATGGCAGACAGATCAAGGCCAAATTAGTCTGATGAATAAGCCTTTGAGAGTGGCACTTGTCGCTTTCATCGTAGGGTTCACGATGCTATTGCAACAGCCCAAAGCATTCGCTGCAACTGGATTTGCCGAGATTACTTGTGGCGATCCGATAACTGGCGAACAGCAGACATTCTCAACTGGTTGGGATAACTTGAACCCATACTTTGAGGGTAAGGGGAACATCGCTCAACTTTATTGTGAGGGTGGCTGGGCTGGCCCATACACAATTTACATAAGTGACTCTTTGCCACCAGATGATCCACAACGCTACTACGCAGGA